GGGGCGTCCGTGACGACCGGCCCATTGCCTTCCGCTTCTGCGAGCATCATGGGAAGCAAATCGCGTGAATGTGATACGAAATAAGCGCCATCGCGAAGTTTGGGACCGCACCCGCCTGCACGGCGACCTTGTAGATCGGTGAGCCGCCGCCAGACGGCGTATCCAAGAACGGCAGAATGTGCGTAAAATGCCAGTACAGGCCGTTGATTGTGTTGAGCGCAAATCCCGTCCCAAACGCGGAGAACGTATCCGCTAACGTTGTCCCGTCCGGTTGTCCCCAGGTGCCGCCCTTGTAGAGCCGCGTTGCGACATTGAACCCGAACGCGCTTGCAGGTTGGGATGTACACTGCACATGGGCAATAATCACACCCAACACGAGCACTAACCGCGCGTTGGTATCGAGTAACGTTGGTTGGCACGATGCCGCCGCGTACCAATTCCCGTCCATGGGCCAGTTCCATTGTGCATTGAACGAACCCCCAAAGGCGTACCCGTACGGTGCCGTTCGCACCGCGAGGTTAGCTGCCGACACGGCCAGTGCTGCAATGGACGGATTCGGATACGTGCCGGCGAGGCTACCACCCGCCGCACCCGAGGGCGGTAGACTCGTCGGTGCGCCCGTGACCTTGGCCCACGCGACGTCGGAAATCTCCGCGTTGCCGACCGCATTCGCAGCAATGGTCGGATTCGGGTAGCTCCCCGTGAGGTCGCCGCCCGCTGTCCCCGACGGGGGACCGCCCGCGCCTGGCCCGGCCTTGACCCAGGCCGTGCCGTTCGAGACATAGAGCGACTGATCGGTGGTATTCCAGTACGTGTCGCCCGATGCGCCGACCGCTGGCGCGTTCGCGTACGGGGCCGCGTTCGTGATGCCGTAGGCACGCATCAGCCGACCACCACGGCGCGATACCCCGCACCGAGATTGGGGTTGTAGCGGATGGTCACCGCGTTCACGGTGGTGGCGTCCCAGTCCACTTCCACCGCCGTGTAGGGGGTCGCCCCGTTCAGCACCTGCACATGCACGTCGCGCGTGTTCAGATTGTGCGTCACGGTTTCGGGACTCGCGGTGCCGGTGAGCGCCGCCGCAAACTTCTTCGTTACGCCGGTGACGGCGGTATTCACATAGGCTTGCGTGGCGATGACGGTGGTATCCACGGCGACGGTATCCGCCGCCACCGTGATGCCCGTCCCCGCTCCGACGTCGAAGGTATTGCCGGTGAGCGTGAGTCCCGCGCCGCCGATATAGCTCGCGGGCGCCCCGAACTGCACCCAAGTCAACGACGTCGTGCCGACCAGGATTGGCGAGTCAGTCGTACAGACCCACGCCGTATCCTTATTGACGGTCCCCTCAGAGATGAAGACCGCCGCATTGAGGAGAGCGGCTTCGTCCGTCGCATCCGCCGTGCGATTCCACGCGGCCGATTGTGCGGACCAGATGCCGTTTTCCGTCGCATTCGTTTGATTCTTCAGCAACACCCGATTCCCGACGTTCAATGTCACACCGTCTATCGGAGTCGCGACGCCGCTAAGCGTGACGTTCGCTGTCGATGCAACACGACACGTATCTTTCCACGACAACCCGTTGATATTGGCATCGACGTAGGTTTTGGTCGCGGCATCGGAGCCCACGAGTGGCGCACCCAGGTTGGTCACCCGGAACCCACCCCAGCTCACATCCGCCGTCGGCGTCGCCAGCGCACTGACGGGGATGGTCGAATGCGCCGCCGCATTGTGGACCGGGTTGCCGTGCGTGTGATCGGAGCGGGCGATTGTCGCGGCGACACCATTTGCCCCGGAAGCCCCGAACGTCTGCTCCGTGGTGATCGCACCGAACGTCGGCATCCCGTGCTTGTGATCTTCACGGGCGTAGGTGGTGAGCGTGCCGACCACCGCCGCATCACCAATCGCCTCCGTCGTCACTGTGGTCGCGGGATTTGCCCCGGCTGCGCTGCGCCACGTTGTGCCGTCGTACCAGTAGAGCGTGTTGTCGGCGGAATTGAAGTACATCAGCCCCTTCACCGGCGCGGCCGGCGCGGAGCCGAGATTCTGCATCACGGCATTGCGTAGCTCGTTCTTGACCAGATCGACGGCACCGTAAATGGTCGGCATGATCGCCCCCTAACTCAGGTACGCCTCGCCCGCGACCGCCGCCGAGAAGGTCAACTGCACTGCCGTGGCACTGGTGTAGTCGAGCGCGCCCGGCCAGATTGCCCGGCCCGTGGAGTCCACGGCCGTCACATTGGGTCTGAAAGACAGGTTGTGCGTGATCGCCCAGGTCGTTGCCGCCGCTGCCTGCACATGGCGGTAGGCGAGCGTCGCGGCGGTCCCGGCGCGCTGGAACGAGACGATGACGTCCTGGTTGTTCGCGGGTGCCCCGCCCGCGCCTTGGGAAATGCCGGTGATGGGAACCTCGAACCAGGTCCCGTGATCGACCACCGGACCGCTCACCTGGACCTTCGCCCACTTCGACGCATCCGTCCGTGTCTGCATGAGCAGCACATCGCCGGGGGCGGTCGTGACGAGGAGATTGTGCGCGTCGCTCCCGGAGACCGTCGTCGTCGAGAAGCGGAGCATCGTCGGTGCGGCCGACACGTCGGGCGAGAGGTTGCGGACGCCGGGGTCCGTGGTCCCGTCCGCGACCCGCCAGTTCCACGTTCCTGACGCCGCCTGCGAGACGGGCGGATCGGCCCACACGGTGTCGTAATCGGTGCCCGACGCCTTCTCCAGCACCTGTCCGCTGGTACCCCCCGCAGGCACCCCTGGTCCCGCCGGTCCCGTCGGTCCCGCTGGACCCGTGGGTCCCGGTGGCCCCGGCGGTCCCGGGTCGCCGCCACTGCCACTCCCCTCGACTTCATCGAGGATGGTGAACGGGAGCACGACTTCGCCGTAGTTGATGGCTTGCTCCAGCGCCTGAAGGCGCTGCTCGATGCTACCCGTCCCGGCGACCTTGATCGTGTTCATGCCGTCGAGTCGGGCTCTGGCAGGTACGGCGCGGGTGGCTCTGCCGGGGGCGTGGGTACATCCGGCAAGGCGGCCATCGCGTCGGCGGCAGTCTCGAATGGCCCACGATGCGTGCAGGGAATCGGCCCCTCCGTGCCACCCATCGTGATCGCAATGGCATAGAAGCCATCCGGGCACTGCACAACGGCACGATCCCCTGCGACGAGAATGAACTGGGTAATCGTCTCAAAGAGGGTCGCCACTACAGTTCTCCATTCGCCGCCAGTGCGAAATAGCCATCGTATGTCTGGTTCGCGCCAGACGCATTCGAGTAGAGGACGCGGTACGCCTGATTCGCTGCCGCAGGCCAGATGGCACTGAAAGTGATGTTGGTGGTCGTCGTCGTGCACCGCGCGACGGTGCCGCCCAGCGTGGCCCACGCATCATTGGACCACTGGATTTCGAATGCCGTCCCGAATCCGCCATTGCTACTGAGATGTCCAAAGACGGTCAGCACCACCCAGGCACTGAAGTCGGATGGCGCAAACAGGATGTTGGTATCCCCTGATGCCGCCGCGCCGCTATTGAACCATGCCGTATACGGGACGAAATTGCTGACCCCATTCGTCAACGTGGTGCCACCCTGTGCGCGTGCGCCGGCCCACGCTTTCCGCCGCAACCGCCCGGTGAGCGTCAGGTTGCCCCCCGCCGTGAGCGCAAACGGCGTGGTCTGTGCGCCCCCGACCGCACGGTGGATCGCGGATACCGCATCGCCGGTCCCATCGAGACGGTACAGCCAGCCGACTTTCCCGGCATCATAGCCCGTGTCATCACTCCAGTTGTACCGGAGATCGGTCACCGTCCCGTTCGCGACGATTCCCCCCTGCGGGAGTCGCAAATATGCCCCCCCTGCCTTGATGTTCCCTGTCCCATCGATACTGAAGACTTGAATACCGCCCGTCGCCGCATTCGCTGCCCGGTGAAAGATCACGTACTGATCGACGGCCGGATCGGTGTAGGACGTATGCAGCCACCCTGCCCGTGCCGGTTCCTCCGGTCCCCACGGATGATTGACGATGACATTCCCGCCGTTGCCGTCCACATAGATCGACAGCACCTGTGGCCGCGCCGTGTCCTTGACCCGGACGGTTCCCGTGTTGTTCGCGGCGTAGTTCCCCGCCACGGCGTTCTCGACGTCGGCGGCCAGCCCGGGATTGGGATAGGAGCCGACGAGTCGCCCGCCGGCTACACCAGTCGGGCCGGCATTGTACCCCGCGTAGATCGTGTCAAAATCGGCATCCACCTCATTGGCGAGGACGGGGTCCTGGTTTCCCGGTGCTAAGGTTACTTCGGTTGCGTAGCTCCGCGTCCCATAGGTCTTGACGGGTCGTTGAATTGCCATCGCGTTCGTCCCTCTCCCCCGCTACGTCCGGCTCCAGTTGCTGATGTTCCATCCGATCTGATTCCAAACCCCATAGTTCGGTGGTGTCACAAAGAGTCGCACGTCGGTCAGGCGGTCGCTGGCGAGTGCCGTCCGAAAGGCGAAGCCGCGAATGCGTGCCAGTCCGGCAGTCACCTGGAAGCGAAACCGGGTATACTTGCCCCGGGCTCGCATCGACGATTCCGTGCCCCCGGGTGACAATTCGATCGTTTGCTGCGGCGGGACGGCATCGAAGACGGCGGTCAAATCCTGCTCGAACCCGGGCGTGCCGTAGATCGACCGCTGGCCGGGGATGCCTTCCTGCAAGCCGCTGCGGGCGATGACCGAGACCCGCAGGCGCGAATTCGGAAAGAGCGGCTCCCAATCCACCTTGATCGCATCGACATAGCGATCCGCAGGCAAGGCGAAATCCTTGCTGTCCACGAAAATGCCTGGCCGGGGCGTGAGCGGCGGAAACTCGCCCCAGATGCTGCCATCCTTGTCGACGGTTAAATGTGTCCAGGTGACTTGTCCCGTATTCCCCGTCCCGAGGAAGATGAGCCCCTGGTCACGGCCGAGTCCGAGATACGTTGAATTCTGCCAGCCCCAGCCTTGTGCCAGTGGGTTGTAGTAGAAAAAACCATCCTGCGGCGGCCGATGGGCCACGGTCGACACGATCAAGGTGCGCAGCCGATGGTGCCAGATGATCCGCGGTGTTGATGACGGTAGCTGCTGCGGATCGTCGCCCTGATAGGCGATGTACCGCCAGACCTTCGTCCCAACCGCGTCTTGCAGTCCCAAGTAGAGATTTGAGTAGCCGACGTGCGCGATCCCAGCTGGTGTCTGACCGACGAGCGGCTGGCTCTGTGCATAGAAGCTCTGATTCGCGGCGACGACACCACTATCGGCGGCGGGGAACATGCCGAGATAGCTCCGCGTGAACGGCGGAATATTTCCGGTCGGTGCGAGCGCATAAAGCCCGACGCGGGTGAACACGCCGAGTGCATTCGTGTTCAGAAGCCCGAGGCCGGTGATCCCCGACATGGAATCGTCCAGCACCAGGTCGTCGGCGGCATTCGAGATCGCGGGAGTCCAGACTGTCGTGGAATTGGAATCGCTGATCCGGATGCGCCGCATATCTGCCTGGCTCGTGCCCCAGCAGGCCCCGATCAAAAAGCCGCCGAAACTCTCCAGATGCGCGCAGCGGAACGTTGGCAGATTGGCCCCAGCGGCGTCCTTCGGGATGAGTGTCGAGAATGTGGCCGTCAGATTCCCGTTCCAGCGCAGCATGGAGTAGCCGACGTCGCCGCTGCCGCAGGTGATGACGAGCCAGCCATCGAGGAATGCGCCTTGCGGCGCGGTGCGGTGGATGGTGTAGCGACTCGGGCGCGCGGTGGCGCCATCCCAGGCAATCTCGACACTCCCGCTGGGCGAGCCGTCAGACCGATAGAGATGGACGGGTGCTGGGTCTCCACCGGCTGTCTCGTAGGTGAGGATCAAGAGGGGCGACGCCGTGGAAAACGGATTGGGGAGGATGCCGAAGACGGTCTGTGCGGGGGCCTTCCCAGCGAAGACCGACGTGTCGATGAGCTTTTGATAGAAGGGGAGGGGGACCGCGCTCTGCTCGTCGGGGAAGAACCCGTTACACCAGGACCACTCGTTCTCCGCGATGGCCTGGGGCTGCGCGTTGAAGTTGAGGCCGCCGCCGAAGGTCGCGACCTGTGTCCACTCAAACGGCATGGGTCACCGTACGCAGAGAATGGTCAGCACCACTTCCAGCGTGCCGCCATTCGAGAACTGTTGCGTGACCACGGCGTCCGCATGCCAGCCCGTCAGATCGTCCGGACCAGAATCGAGCATATGGATGCGTGTCTGGTCGTCCGGATCGTTGGTGAAATTCTCTGTCCCGCCGGCAAGAATCATCTCGCCAGGATCGCAGGCCAGCGAGATGCTCACGACCGTGCCCATGGATGGGCGATTCAAGAGGCCCGATGAGACCGAGCGGGTCACGACGCTGAATGCACCTGTGGTCCCTGTGGGGCCCGTCGGCCCGGTGGGGCCAGTCGGTCCCGTCGGTCCCGCAAGCCCTGCAGGCCCCGGTGGACCCGAGAGGCCAGGCGGTCCTGATGGACCCACAAGGCCCGTGGAGCCGCCGGGGCCCATCGGTCCGATCGCTCCCGTTGGGCCAGTCGGTCCCGTGGGACAGACCGCACAGAGACGTAGCTGGCGCTTCGAGCGGAGAATCGTGAAGGGCGGATTCTGACAGACCGATGCGGCATGGACTGTTGCCGCGAAGACGAGGACTCCCAGCACCCATATCAAAAGGTGGCTCCGATACCCATGACGGGCGTCACGGGACGCGCCTGGAAGCCGGCGTCATTCAGCGGTACGACACCTGCGACGAAAGCAACGAGTCCCAACGGGAGGCGTCCGCGGAGTCCAAATGCGAGTGTGAAGAAGTCTCGCCGGCCAAACTCCATCCCGAGGAAGCTCCGGCTATCGAGGACACCAGTCGGGAGCAGGTAGAGTGTCCCCGTGTCGAGCGCAAACACATTCGCGCCCAGCTGCGAGCGGCCGAGGAATTCGACCACACCAGCCCAATCCGGCCACAGTCGTGCCGCGAGCCCGACGCCATAGGCCACCTCGCTCGCGTCGATTGTATTCAGATCGAGGTTCAAGCCGATGTTCCAGTTCACCTCCGCTCGGTGGTGGAAGAGCCCCAGCGTTCCGACCAGTTTGGGACTCATCCAATAGTCTCCCGTGCCGAGTCCGTTGTCGGGATTGCCGGTCGGGAACTGGACCGCCAACGTCGCGGCCCACGCGGGATGAATCTGGTACCTGGCCCGGATGTTCAGGTCCCCAACTCCGAGCACGGAGAGTACCTGACGGCTCCGGATCGTGGTCCGTTCCGATCGTGGGATCGGCTCAAACTGGCCTGTCGTGCTGAGTGCCTGGACGGGGCGATTCATGCCCGTGATATCGGCGGCGAGATGGACGATCGGTAGCAATGCGCTGAGATCGAGCCGATCCGTTACCCCGTAGGTGATCGACGGGGCAATTGCCCAGAGCCGGATATCGATATCGTAGTCCAGTTGGGCTGCCACCGTAGGCCCCTCTGTCGGCTGCAGGACGATATCGCCTGGCCCGGAGAGATGGCTCAGGTCCATGCCGTCGTCGGCAGTCAGCAACGAGGGCTGAACGGGCGCGTTCACGTTGATCTGGCCTTGGCCGATCGTATGCGTGTGCTCCAACAGGATCGGGCCCATCTCGCCCTGGCTGGAGTCGATCATGCCCGCGCCTGCGGCGATGCTGGCGGGATTCTGATTCAGGTCGGTGGCGAGGACGTTGGCGAAGTTCCGTGCCCACACGCGCACCATGGGACTTGCCTGCAGCCCGGCGCAGCGCGATGCTGTGACCAGCGCACTCGTCAGAGTCTGGGCATGGATCGCCGAGGCGAGCAGGAGCACCGGAATGAGGATCGGTCTAGCAGCCCGCTCCATGCCACGGCTCCTGTGGCATGAAGGGGGGCAGCAGGCAAGCTAACTGTGAGACAGTCTACTGTCTCTGAGGGGCGAGGGCGAGTTCGTCCTCAGCGATCTGCCGAACCTGTGCGGGTAGTTCGTCACGGATGAGGTGGTAGCGATCCCGACCTTCGGCGGTGCCGCGCAGATCGCGCACGGGATCGATCGACGCGGCTTCGACGCGGGTGAGCCGGCGGCGCAGGTGGAATGCGATCGGGCGGTCTTCTTCCCATTCATGGGCGGGATCGCCAACGCCGCGCAGTGCCTTGCGGGCGAGGCGGTGGGCGAGGCGGCGTGTCGCCGCGCCGCAGATGCTTGCGTGCCAGACCGGCCCGCCGTACCCTTCCTCGATTCACTCGTAGCCGCTGTTCACGGTGAGGATGAGGGTGAGTCCGGGGCCGAGGACCCATCCGTAGCGGCGGTGCGCGGTTTCGAACGCGAACAAGCACGGGGCGGCGAGCGCGACCGCTTGGGCGCGCGTCATACTTCGTTGTCCAGTTCATCGGGCGCCAGCGTGCGGGCGCGATTCCTATACTGCTCGACGCGGCGCCGCCAGACTTCCAGATTCTCAGCCGCGTACTTCAGGCGGTACTCCCAGCTGCGGACTTTCTCCTCTGCCTGCCGCAGCCGGACAATCGCCGGGTGCGGTTCCTTCTTCCGCCGGGGGCTCATGCGGGCTCTTTGATTGCCTCTGCCTGCGGAGTGAACGGCATCGATCGGACCCGATACCATTCCCCATGTGCTCGGCAGAGCAGCATATCCGGCCCGAGCTTCTTCCGTGCGGGACCACGCCAGTAATCGCGGATGCGGAACGCGATGGGTCCATCACACGATGGAGACTTCCATTGCGGATCGATCCGCATGCCCTTGTAGGCACATTCTCTCTTGCGCATGTCTACTCCCTTCGTTTCGGTCCTACTGTGGACCTTTGTAGTACACCTGTAGTATACCACATTGGCAGCTGAAGTCAACCCCTGCGAAAACATTAGGGTTTTGTTGCGCCTCTATTAGCCCCCTACGCCTGACAGAGACCCGGTAGACTGGGTTTCTTGCTGCCTGCCTGCGTGCTACGCGCGCCAGCATGGGGGATTCTGACGAGCACGATGGCACTATGCCCGTGCTCCCGCCGCGGGAAATTCCCCAGGAGCCCGGCACGCTCGGCCCGCTACCTATCGCGCGGCCATCGAAGCTCAGCCCGGCAGATCGGGCGAAGCTCCGGGCACTCAGTGAACGGGCAAAGTTCCTGCAGAACGAGCCCGTCGTTTCGCTCGCGAACCATAAGCCGACGTCGCTCGAAGATGCCCGCGATGCGACGGCCCGTGCCCTGGGCGAGATGCTGCTGCAGAATCGCCTGCTGCGGCGCTTCCGGAAGCTCCTGCTTTCGAAGAACGAGAAGATATCGCTCACGGCGTTTGAGCTAGCCATCGAGCGTGTCGTGTCGGTGCTGAAGCCGGGCACGGGCGATGCGAAGCCGACCCAGATCATCGTCAACAATCTGGTCGCGCGGCCCGGGAAGCAGAAGGATACCACTGTGGTGGAGGTGCGTTGAGATGCTGCGTCGCAGTCTCGTCAAGGAGAAGGAGAAGCCGAAGGCGGCCAAAATCTTGAAGCCAGGTAGGCCACCGAAGACACCTGAGATGGTGGCGCCTGCTGCGCTCCGGACCCTGGCCGAGCAGCTGAGCGTGCAGCGGGACAGCTACGAAGAGGTACGCTCCGAAACGGCCTCGCACGAAGGGCAGTTCCTGGGCGCCGTCCTCGATGCCCTCGCGCCCGCTGCCAACTTCCTCTGCACCCTCACGATGAAGGCGATCCGCCCGGTACGGCCGAAGGGCGAGGATTTCATCGTGCTGGTGAGCCGCGCCTACGACGCCATCGTGCTCCGTGCGGATGGCAAGCTCGGGCTGCAGGAACGGGATGCGATCCACGGATTCGACACGGCGGACGAATTCGTCCGCTACGTTGGCGTCGGCTACGCGGGTGAGATTGCGCACGCCTGCCAGCGAGAACTGAAACGCGCCATCGCCCGCCTGCCGGAGCTAGTGCACGAACTGCAATCCTATCGCGCGCAGCTCCCCGGCGCCGCGAGTGAGGAGGTCTCCGACGATGCCAGCTAGCACGCAGAAGCAGAGGCGCTTCATGGGTGCCGAGCTTGCCCGGGAACGCGCCGGCCAGAAGACGCGCACCGGCATGAGCGAAAAGCAGCTGCGGGATTTCGCCAAGAATCCGCCGAAAAAGCGGAAGTAAGGCACGGTGTCCGCGGCCGTCTCGGTGGCGACGTATACGCCGTCACCCGTCCAGAACGCATTTCACTCCGACCCCGCGAAATACCGGCTGCTGCTTGGTGCCTGGCGTGCCGGGAAATCAGTCGGGATGATCTGGGAGTGTATCCTGCTGGCACTCGAAAACCCGGGTGCCCGCTTCGCGATCTTTCGCAAGACCTATCCCGCACTGCGCGATACCACCTGGCGCGACTTTTTGGCCGAGTGCCCCAACGAGCTACTGGCTGATGAGCCGCGGCGCACGGAAGGCCGCGAGGAAGCGACGCTGCAGGGCGGGACCGTCGTCATGGCGCGCTGCCTGGACGATTGGCGGAAGCTCGGCTCGTCATCCTTCGATGCCATCTTTGGTGACGAAGCCTACGAGTTCACGCAGGACGACTTCTCGATGCTGTCGAAGGGCCGGCTCTCCGGTCGTATCGGTCCGCGACGGCTCGTGCTCGCGACCAACCCACCGAATCGGGATCACTGGCTGTATCACACCTTCGTGCTCAACAAGCAGCCGAATATGTCGGTGCACCACTTCGCCACCACCGACAACTATGTTCTCTGCTACAAGCGGCACAGCGAGCAGCTCGAAGAGTACGAGACCCCCGAGACGGCACTCTGCCGTCGCCCGGTCGATGACACGCGGGCAGACGGTGGCGTCATCCATTCGAACCTGCCGCCCGAGTACATCGAGGAACTGCGCCGCATGCCCGAGAACAAGCGGCGGCGGTTTCTAGAGGGGCAGTGGGGCTACACGGCGACCGGGACCCCCGTCTTTACCGAGTTCTCGGAGTCGCGGCACGTCAACGTCCTGCAGCCGGAGCCCGGGATCACCGTCTTCCGGGGCTGGGATTTCGGGTACCGGCACCCTTGCTGCGTCTGGGTCCAGGCGCTGCCGACCGGGCACGTTCACGTTCTCGATGAACTGCTCGGCACCAACGAAGACATCGACACCTTCGCCCGCCTGGTGCAGAATCGAACCACCGAGAAATTCGCTGACCTGCCCATTCTCGACTACTGCGATGCGGCGGGCATCCAGAAGAACGACCTGGGTTTTTCGTGTGTCCAGGTGCTCCGGCGCGCGAACATCACACCGCGATTCCGGAAGCTCAAAATCTGGCCGACGATCGAGGCGCTGCGGGACCTGATTGCCCGCACGTCGCTTGGGGTGCCGCTGCTCCGCGTGCATGCCGAATGCGTCTGGATTCGTGAGGCACTCTGCGGCGGCTACCGGCTCCATGTGAGTCCGGACGGCACCGAGCTACCGAAGAAGGACGGGCTCTACGATCACGCCGTGGATGCGCTCCGCTACGCGCTCGCGGACATTCTCCATCCCGTGAGCCTGGCTCCCGTGATGCCATCGCAACGGCCCTGCGTGGCGCGCGTCGATATCTGAGAGGGGGACGGGGCGATGATGCAGGGCGAAGTCGCTGACCAGCTGAATCGCGAGCAGTCGCCCCTGAACGACCGGCTCGTCTCCGCGATCCGAAACCGTATCCGGGCCTCCGAGCAGCGCTGGTCCGGTCGCCAGCGGACCTGGCGGGAATCGGAACGGCTCTTCCGCTCCTTCCGCTACGCTGACCAGGAAGACAAGAAGGTCGCCTCGCGCTCGCTTACCGAAGGCGTCCAGAAAATCGTCGTCCCGTATAGCTACGCGCAGGTGCAGTCGGTCCTGTCGTTTCTGATTACCGTCTTCACGGATCGGAAGCCTATCTTCCCCGTCGAGCCGGTCGGGGACTACATGAAGGCCGCCATCATGCATGAGCACCTGATCGAGTACCAGATGGATCGCATGCGCCCCCGCGGGCTGCTGATCCTGGTGCAGTGGCTCTTCGATGCGCTCCGCTACGATTGGGGCGTCATTAAGAACGTGTGGACGATCCGCGAATGGCCGCAGATCAAGCGCATGTTCATGCCCGACCTATTCGGCTCCGGGCAGACCGAAGACATGCTGATGGAAGAGGACGTCGTGTCCTACGAGGGGAACGAGGCGATGAATGTCTCGCCCTTCGATTTCTTCCCTGACCCGAATCGCTCGCTGGCGGATTTCCAGCGTGGCGAATTCGTGGCGCACCGCATGCGACGCTCCCCGACGGAAATCCAGGTGAAGGCGGCCGAAGGGCTCTATACTGGCGTCGAGTACATCCAGAGTCGCTCGGGCGGCCACACCGGAGAATCGGGCTACTCGGGCGGGAAGAGCGCGCTCGGGGAAACGGTCGGCGTCTCGCAGGAGTGGTTCCGCGGCAAGATCGACCAATACGACGCGGGCTATGTCGACCTGCATGAAATGTGGTGGTTCCTGCGGCCGAAGGAGCTAGGGCTACCGACCACGCGCACGAACGATCTGCCGGCGCTCTGGGTGTTCACGCTGGCCAATGGCTCGCGGATCATCCGAGCCGAGGCGGCGAATCTGCCAAGCCGGCGCTTCCCGTTTGCCGGCATCCAGATCAACTACGACGTGCACGCGCCGGCCACCCCGTCGATGATCGAGACGATATCGGGGCTCCAGTATCATCTATCCTGGCTCTTCAACGCCCGCATGGCAGCGGTGCGGAAGACGCTGAATAACGAGATTGTCGTTGATCCGTCGCTCATCGAGACGGTCGACTGGACGCAGCCGAATCCGAGCGGCATCTGGCGGATCAACAAAGAGCACTACACGACCGGAGCCGCGAGGGAAGCTGTCTTCCCGCTGCCGGTGCAAGATACGACCCAGGGCCACCTGAATGATGCCCGCGTGGTGCAAGACCTGATCGAGACGGTGACGGGTGCCAACCGGCTGATTCAGGGACTGTCCAATACCGGACGCCGGGCCGCTACCGAAGTGCAGGCCCAGCTGTCGCTAGCGAGCGGACGGATGAAGCTGCTCGGTGTCGTCTGTGCCGCGCAGGGCATCACCGACTGGCCGGAGATGATGCTGGAGAACACGAAGACGTTTCTCTCTGAGCGGCTGCAGATGCCGACCCTGGACGCCTACAAGCAGGTGCTCGGGAAAGAGATGCTGACGATCACGCCCGAGTTACTGCAGGGCGAGTTCCGTATCCCGCTGCTGGAATCTGGTATTCCGACGGACAAGGCGTTCCATGCCAACGTGCTGCGGGAGATTCTGCAGCTGGGCATGCAGAGCCCGTACGCTGCCCAGGCGGCGGCACAGATCAACCTGCTGGAAGTCTTCACGCAGCTGCTGCGTGTCTTGGGGATCAAGAACGTACAGGATTTCGTCACGGTCCAGGTGGTGCCGGACCAGATGGCCATGCAGCAGCAGCAGGCTGGCAACATCGTCCCGTCGGGTGCCGGGCCGGAAGCGCCGCCGCCGTCGCAGGGATCGGACGGTTTCCCGGTCGGTCAGGGACCAGGGAACGGCCGCGCGGCTGGGCCGATGCCAGCAGGAGTCGGCGCATGACAGAGAATCGATTGGACCTGAACGAGCCGCTGCATGTGGGCCAGGTGGCCCGATTTCTCGGCGTGCCGCGTCGCCGCGTGCGCTGGTGGATCGAGCGCGGCTTTCTGCGTGTCGAGCCCGATCCGCGCTATGGTCGCGGGCACCACTTCCGGCTCCATCCGACGGAAATGCAGATTGCCGTGCAGGTCATTCACATTCAGCGGACACTCGGTGTCCAGGCGAGTGAAGGGCTCTTCGCCCATGTGAGACAGTTAAATGGTTCGCCTGAAGCCACGGTCGCTGCCTAAGGTCCCCCGGCGCGTACCGGAGGAGACCGCCCGGCAAGTCCTGCGGCGACTTGCACAAGAGGGCTCACTCGCTATCGTGATCGACGTCCTGCGCGACCACCGCGATACGCTGCTGGAGCGCGCCCATATGGCCATGGGCGCCGAATTGCTCGCTGACGTTCATACGCTCGCCCGCTTCCAGGCACGGCAAGGTGCGATCGAGGAATGCACCCGAATCATCCGCATTCTCTCATCGCTCGGCCACGAGCAACCCCTCACGGAATCAGAACGTTAGAGCCAGCAGACTGTTTCTGTAGCTTGCTTGCACGATAGTAGCATGCGCGCTACACGCGCGTCATGCCAACGCAAGACCCCCGTCGTGGGCTCGCTGCCATGCTCACGATCGGTGGCGAGCGGCCCCCGCGCGGCCCGGATGACGAGTCGCCCGAGGAAGAGCCCGCACCGGGCGTGCCGCCGCCGGCCGACGATGAGCCGGAACCAGAAGAGCAATCGCGCGTCGATCCGGTGGCAGAGCTTCGCGAGAAGTTCGCCGCGGAAGTCGGGCGCCGCGAAGCGATCGAGCGGGAACTAGAGTTCCTCCGACGCGGTGGCGGCCAGCCGACAGAGCCGCCGGTCGATCCGGTGCGGCAGGCGATGGATCAAATCCGCGTCGATCCGGACACCTGGAACCAGATGATCGCGGACCCGAATGTCGGTTCCGCAGTCGCCACCGACGCGCTGCAGAAGATTTTTGTCCTGAACCAGCACCTGCTCCGCAATCACCTGATGGGCGAAGTGAATCAGCAGGTCGAGCAGCGGCTGAATCAGGTCAACATCCGCCAGGACGGCGAGCAGCTGAAGCGCTCCTTCTGGGAAGCGAATCAGGGGCTGCTCCCTTACGACCGCGTGGTGCGGCAATTCGCCGCCGAGGTCTCGAACGAGATCGGGCAGGGCGCCCGCTACACGGGCGAGCAGGTGCTGTCGGAGATTCGCGACCGCACCCGGGCCCAGCTGAAAGAGTGGAACATCGCGGTGCCCGACGAGGCGCCGCGCCGCCGGGCCCGTGTCACCGGGATCGACGGTGCCCGCGAGCGCTTCCGGCCCGCCCAGGCCGAAATGGGCAGCTCGCTGGGTCGTAGCCGGCCGCAGATGACCAAGGTCCAGCGGGACATTTACCGCCTGGCCCGGCGGCAAGCGTGAGGGGGTGAGCGATGGCGATTCTGGGCATGTACGGCTCGGGCCAGTTCAGCGACGACGAGCGCCCGAGAAACTGGCGCCAGGGAATCAATCTCGTCTTCCCGAATGGCGATACGCCGTTGACGGCGATCCTCTCCATGCTGCCGGATGAGAGGACCGACGACCCGGATTTTCGCTGGTTCGAGAAGGGACTGCCCAACGAGCGCGATCAAGTCCGCGGCGCCAAGGTCACCGATCCGCCCGCCGTCGGAGATGACATCGCAGCTGGGCAGGCGGATGGTGCCACCGCATACCTTCTCGTCAACGACGTCTCCATCTTCTCTCCCGGTCAGGTGCTGATGGACCTGGCCACGGAAGAGAACCTGCTCGTCATTTCCACCAGCACGGCGAATAGCTCGATCGCCGTCCGGCGGGACCACGGTGGCAAGTTTGCCACCAACCCGGCGCTGACCGGGGATGCATCGGCGGCGATTGCCGATGCGATTCTGGTCGTTGGGAATGGCTCGCCGGAAGGTGCGGACTCGAAGGATGCCGTCGCCTATCAGCCCTACAGGCATTACAACTTCACGCAAATTTTCCGCAACTCCCTGGAATTCACCCGTACCGCGATGCGGACGAAGCTCCGCTATGATGCCGAGGGACCATACACCGAGGCGCAGCGCGAGGCGTATCAGCTGCACTCGATTGATATCGAGCGCGCGTTGCTCCTGGGCGAGCGGGCTGAAGTCACCACGATTGCCGGCGCTGCGGGCAACCTGACCGGGACATCGACCGGGAAGCCGCTCCGCACCACGCGCGGCATGCTGAATTGGCTGCCGGCGGTGTCGACCGATATCAACACGCCGGGGCTCAATTGGGATATCGGGACCGCCAACGCAGGCGTCCTGCAAGAGAAGACGGCTGATGCCTGGTGCGAGGAGCTATTCCGCTACGGGAACGACGAGAAGCTGGTGCTCTGCGGCTCCACATTCCTGAACGCCTGGAACAAGATGGCGAAGGGGAAGCTCACCATCGAGGCGGTCCCGACCGATCAAGCGTATGGCCTGGCGCTGACGCGCTACATCACGCCGTTCGGGAACCTGCTCTTCAAGCAACATCCGTTGCTCTCCCATGACCCGGTGCTCCGGAAGGATGGCTATGCGCTCGACGTCCAGTTCCTGAAGCTCCGGATTCTGGACGACACCGAGTTCAAGCAGAACGTCCAGGGGAACGGGGTCGATAGCCACAAGGACGAGTTCATCACCGAGCTAGGGCTCGAAGTGCACTTCTCGGGAGCAGTGCCGTCGACCGCGGGCGGGCTGTCTGGGACACCGGGCCCAGGCGCCCATGGCCGGCTGAAGGGCGTCAAGGACTATGGCCCGTGACGACTATGGAGTCGGTCGGCGTCGGCCGTCGCTAGAGCAGGACATCGCGGATACAGTCGAGCGGCGGGCGGACAAGGTACCGAAGACGACCAAGGAGAAGCAGGCGTCAAAGCGGGCGAAGGACATGCCGCCGCCGAGCATGGAGACCCGCCAACGTGGCATGCCGCGATGGGGGGCACGCTGATGGCGCTCTCACTGCTCAGCACCAAGGAGCGATACAGCGATCGTTTCGTCAAGGGGCTGCAGATTATGACCATTCAGGTCAATGTCGGCGCCGGCACGGACTATAGCGTGACGGCCGGCAGTGAGGGGCTGGACCTGCGTCCGCTGACAATGGGAACGATCGTCGATGCACTCGGCGGCTGCTGGAAGCTCGCCAATGGGACGATCAAGCCCTTTGCGTTGATCTTCGATCCGGACACGAATCGCCTGCGTGCCTTCAAAGGCTCAGCGGGTGCGCTCGTGGAAATCGTGCAGGGCGATATCGCCGCGAACGACTACGTGAGTGTCACCATCATTGGGGGCTGAGATGAGCAAAGCACGCGGCGGTCGGAGTCTCGGGAATCTCGCGAGCGGTGGCTCGATGGGCACAGGTAGCACCATGACCAAGCAGGCGAAGCGTGGGACGCCGCCGCCGTTCAAGGGTGCCGTCAAAGGTGGCATGAAGGGCGGCCTCAAATCGAAACTGATGAGCGGCAATCCGCCGAAAGGGGGAGGGTACTGATGCCAAAGACAGATGGCACCGGCATGGGCTCCCTGCCGCCGAAGGTTCAGGGTGCGCAGGCCAATCAGGACAAGCGTGCGCAGGGCAACGCCGATGACGTGGGGAAGAATCGCGGCGGTGGCCCGAAGATCGAGGCGAGCCGGAACAAGCCGTTGCGTGGGGGCGGAAGCTCCTCGCGCACATAAGCACGCCCGTACCGCGCCAGCATGGGGCGCGACCGGGAGTCGGGTCAGGCTCATGGGACGGGTGATCCTGCGGGGTGGGGTAAAACCATGAGCCTCCCCGGCCTCCCCGGAGCGGCGGCATGACGCTGCAGCAGCTGCGGACGCAGATTCGGCAGCACACCGTCATTCTGCCGATGGCGCATCTGTCCGATGCGCAGATCGATGAGTTCATCTGGACCGCGATCGAGCGCATGCAGCAGGCTGCAGACTGGCGTTTCCAGCACAAGAGCGTGGTGCTGCCCGCGCCGCCGAGTACGCCCGTGGCGCTGCCGGCGGATTTCGTCGTGGAAGCCGCGGTCTATCAGCAGATGGACGATGGCGGCCTGGTGCCGATGGCGCTCGTGGAAGGTGGTCGGCGTGCGGTGGCGGCGGAAGACGTGCGGCAGAGTGGCAATGAGAGCTACCCGAAACCGTCGCCTGCGGGCTCAAGCTACTACATTTGGGCCATGAATCTGTACGTCGTGCCGGATGGCAGCGATCCGATCAACGTGCAGATCGACTACTACTGTGACGTGCCGATGCCCCTCAGTCCGAATGATGAGACGGGATTTCTGCTCTACCATCCTCGCGCAGTGCTCTGGGGCGCGCTGCAGACGTGCTATCTCTATCTGCACGAGATGGACCTGGCGAACGCGGTCGGCCAGGTCTACACCGATCTTGTGGCATCAGCGGCGAAGCGGGATGAAGGCTTCCGCATCGGTGCCAAGCAGGAAGTACGGGGCCGCTGACGATGCAGCGCATCTACGCCGTCCAGAATGTCGACCAGCTGATGCTCTACGCCGACGAGCTAGCCGACGGGATCGCCGCGATTCTGATCGGTGCGCGGGAGCATGGCCAGGACAAGCGGACGCCCGAGCAAATCTGGGATGAGCTAGTCGAGCACGTCGAGACTGCGCCGCATGCGAAGCTCTGGCTCGCGATCGAGGATGGCGTGTTGATGGCATGGCTGGCGGGCAAGGTCTACATCGACGGCAAGAAGCGGAATGGCTGCATTACCTGGGCCTGGGCAGCGCCACGCTGCCAGGTGTCACGGAAGATGATCGAGGCGGCGGAAGCATTCTTCCGCGAGCGCGGGTGTCAGGCAGCCTATCTTGGCCGCGCGTTCCTGCAGACGTCCTTCACACGGCTGATGCGCCGCTACGGCTATCAGATGGCCACCGTCGTGTATGAGAAACGGCTAGACGAGGTGCAGCATGTCACTGCTATCGGACCTGTTGGTCGGGAAGTCGGAACAGACGACGCAGAAGGGCAAAGAGGCGACCCAGCAGGTACGGGCGCCATCAGCGCAGACGCAGCAGATGTTCGACCTTCTGCAGCGGGGGATCGTGGGGCAGATGGTGCGCCCGCCGGAAACAGCGATTCCGGTGCCGACCCAGCAGGCGATATCGGCGCTGCAGCAGCTGATGCCGCAGATGCAGAACACGGGGAGCCTGATCGGCCGGATGACGGCACCGCCGCCGACGTATGCGGGCGCAGCGGGAGCGGGGGGAGCGGGAGCACCATCGTGGCTCCCCGGAGCGAACCAGCAGGGCCTGCAGACGCGGGAGCAGCTGGGGCTACCGGAGCGGAAGAGTTACTTCACGTTCATGCCGACCGCCGAGCAAGTGGCTGATATCGGCCTCGCGCCGATCCGGCCAGGCGGCGGAAAGGAAACGCAGGCGCAGTTCAAGAAGGCGCAAAAACTGCAGCAACGCATCAGCACGCGGACCGCGCAAGGGAAGCCCTCCGAGCAGGCGCAAGCGAAGCTCAAGAACGTGCAGGCACGACTCAATGCCATGAAGGGCCCGAGCTATCTCAACAACACGTAATACTGAGGTGACACGATGCCGTGGCTCGCAGCGTTGGCTGGAATCGGAGGAAGTGCAGCAGGTGGGGCTGCCGCAGCCGCCCCTGCGCTGGCCGCCGCGGCGCCGGCAGCGGCTGGGGCCGCCGGGGCAGCAGCAGCCCCGGCCGCTGCTGCGGGCGCAGCTGGTGCCGCGACGGCCGCTGGTGCTGCCCCCGCGGCAGCGACGGCCGCTGGCACGGGTGCTGCGCTCAGTGCAGCCGGTGCGGCGCCAGCAGCTGCAGCACCCGCGGCGGCAGCCAATGCACTCGCGAGTGGGGCGCCAACCTACGCGGCCAGCCTAGCCCCAGAAGCCGCGGGCGGTTTCTCGGGTGCGGCGCCAGCCGGCGCGGCTGGAGAGACAGCTGGCTTTTCCGGCATGGCACCCTCCGGGGCCGGCGTGACGCCGGGCGGCCTCTCCACTGCGCCGACGATTCCTGCTGCAGAGGCGGGCGGTCCGAGTGTCTGGTCGAAGCTCGGGCAGTATCTGCAGAAGGGGACGTCCAGTTCCGACGATCTGTTCAAACCGATCGGGAACATGATGAACCAGCTGGATATGCTCGGGCTGAACAAGCCGCTGTCGCGGCCAGCACCACTCCGATCGTCGTTGCAGCTAGACCAGCCGGCGGTGCCGCAGTTGGACCCGAATGCGCAGCGCCTCGCGATCATGCAGGCGTTCAACATGCAGGGGTGAGCCATGCCGAATCTCACACCAGCGCAGGTCCGTGCGTATAACGAAGCTGCGGCTCGTGGGCAGCTGAGCTATACGCCCCGTGTGCCGGCCCAGCCGGCTCGTCGCGCGCAGCCGGCGCGGCCGGGGCAGCCCGCACAGCCACGGCAACCGGGGCGGCACGGTCGCGCGGCGCAAGTGATTGGGCCGCCGCCAGCGACCCCGGGAGCGCCGGCACCGACTGGCAATCCGGCGACGGGATCGACGAAGCCCTCTGCGCCGCCGCCGGCCGCGGCGGCTCCGGCCCCTGCTCCGGCTGCCCCGGCGGCCCCCGCTGCTCCTCCGCAGACGGCGACATTTCAGGGTGGCCTCGAATCGCAGTATGGTCAGGGACAGCCGTTCGGACTGCAATCCTGGTACGGCGGCAATCCGCTGCAGACGGCAAAGGACTTGGCCGATCGCCAGGTGGCCGAGCAGCTGGCAGGTGTGCGCGCACGGTATGCCGGTTCGGGTTTCGGGAATTCGGCGCGCGAGGCGCTATCCGAAGGACAAGCCGTAGCCGACGTTGGGACGAAGCTCGGGGACGTGCTGGCCGAGCGCGGGATCGGTGCGCGGGCGCAGGACCTATCCACGGCGCTGCAGGCGTTTCTCGGGGCCGGGCAGCAGAATCTGCTCGCGCAACAGAATCAGTTGCAGGCGACGAATCAGCTGGGCAATCTCGGCAACGTGATTGGCCAGATCGGTGCCATGGAGCAGAGCATTCCGAATGCGAATCTGCTGGCCACGATTCTCGGGCTCTACACCCGTGGCTCCGGCACGTCGCAGACGTCGCAGCAGCAACAGACGCAATCCGGCTTCCTTGGGATGTAGATGCCGTTTCGGCTCGCAGGTGGTGGGGGTGATCTGGCCGGCGCGGGGCTGCTGGCAAATCTCATGGCTCTGCCCGAGACGCTCTATAACCAGCGTGTCGAGCAAGCCGCCGTGCGGGAGATGTTCCGTGAGGCGGGCACGCCCGAGGAAAGAATCAACATCTTCGCCCCGGGCGAAGATCGGCCGACACCGGTCGGTGGCACAGGACTCGCCGGCAAGATTCTCTCGGGTGTTGGCAAGACGGGTGCGGTCATGTCGGCCATGCTGGGCGCTCCGATTGCACCGCCGCGGGTGACGCCAACGGAAGAATTCGGCGCGTTCCAGCGCGGCCAGCGCGAACAGCTGGCCGGGATGGAAACGGACCCGCGGAAGAAGGCGCTTATCCGGCTCGGGCAGTATGACGAAGCATACGGCGGTGCCGGCGGACCCAAGACGCCTTTCCAGCTGGCGGTGCAGGAAGCCACCGATGCAGGCATGACTCAGCGCTCGCCTGAGTGGTATCAGTTCATCCGCAAGCGCACACTGGAGATGCAGGGACTCGGCGCGGCGATCACGTCCGGTGCCCGCGGTGACGTCCAGCAGCGGATCAAGGAATGGCAGGATGAGAACAAGCGTCGGCAGCTGAACGGCCAGCCGCCGTTGCCCCTGCCATCTGATCTGGCTGGCGTCGATCTGTCGAGCGGCGGCGATACGGGCAACGTCTCAGGGGCGCCGAATCTGGGGCCCGGCGGCATGTCTCCGCAGGGCTTCGTCCGCGGCATGATGAAACGCGGCTGGACGCTCAATGAGGCGGCCGGCGCGGCGGGCAACGTGCACGTCGAGAGTCGATTCAATCCGGGGATCAAATCGACTGCCCCGGGGGAGAATAGCCACGGGCTCATGCAGTGGAACGGCCCGCGGCTCCGCGGCCTCATTAACTACGCTGCCCAGAGTGGCGGGCGGGACTGGCACGACCCTGAGGTCCAGATGGACTACATCGATCTGGAGCGGAAGGGGAAGTCAGCCGACTACGGCGGCAGCAATGAAAGTGTCGCCTACGACAAAGCATTCCGTGGTGGTGGCACGGCTGGCGATATCGCGCACCGCTTCAATGCGTTCGTGGAGCGGCCATTGAATCCCGCTGCGACGGCAGCGACCCGCCGGGCGATGGCGGACAAGTATGCGGCGCTGGGGCCCGGCGAAGAGAAGCTGCAGCCGACGATGCAACTGGCACAAGCGGATACCGGCCAGGAGAGCCGCAACGTGGCATTCCCGTCGCCGGCTCCGAGCGAGGAGCAGAATCGGGCTGCAGGCGGCTCGACGGTGCCAGGGTCCGCGGTCGGTGCTGGTGCCGGAGCGCAGCTGCCTGCGCCGCCGCAGCCCCGGCCGACGGCCGCACCGATGACGCCACCGCAGCCAGAGCCGGGAGCGCCACCACAGCCTCCGAGCCCCGGCGGCGGGATTCCCGGGCAACAGGCAGGCATGCCGCTCGGACAGGTGAAGGTGAATATCGCCGGTGTCGACTATACCTATGACCAGCTGAAGCATACGCCGGACTGGAACGATGCGGCCACGCGGCTGAATATCGCGCCGGATACGCAGGACGTCGGACAAGCGAACAAGGTTGCCGACATGATCCGCTGGGAGAAGATGCGCGGGCAGAAGATGGACTTCTTCGATCTGGCCGCGTACTCGGAAGGGCTCCCACCACGCGGGCCCTACACGCCGGAGCAGTCTGACCGGATCATGGAACGGCTGCGCCGCTACCATGGCGACCCGAGTCTGCGCGGGCAGCTGGCACGGGCAAAGCTCGCGGACATGGCGCTGGAGCGGCTCGTGCAACCAACACCCGTCATCGATCCATACACGGCGAAACAGAAGGTCGACCAGAATGGCAATCCGCTCTACGCGCAGAATCCGGAGCGCCCCGGGACCGCGCTGCGGCCGGTCGACGCCCTGAGCAGGAATCCGATTCTCGCGCGCATGCCGTTTCTGGGGACCGGCATGGTGGAAGCGCAGCGACTCGGCATGGCTGGTGGTCCCGGGGCGGCAGAGGCGGCGTCACTGCTCAATCAGGCGATCGGTGAAATGGCGACGTTCGTCAAGGCAGCGGGCGATTCCTCGAACGCATCCGAGCGTGAGCAAGCGGTGCAGATTCTCGCCTACATCCCGCAGGCCGGTGTCGACACGATGGAGAGCGCGGTCAACAAGGTCGTATTCGGCCGGCGCCGATTGCAGGAGATGCAGAATGTGCTGAAGGGCGATGCGATCCGCTACGGCGAGACGTCCGCGGGCAACGTCGCCGGCACGGGCGGCACACCGCCGCCGCGGCTGAGCGATGATCCGCGCTGGTGGCAATCGCAGGGATTGTCGGGCGGACCGCCGGGTGCCCCAGGTGCGCCAGCGGCGCCGAGCCCAGGCGGCGATCTAGACAAGCTGATGACGCAGTATGGCCACTGATACCGAAACACGACTGCAGAATTTCCTGGCTGATCCGAATGTGCCAGACGATGTGAAGCGCCAAGCAGTCGCGGCGTACCGCGGGCAGGCGCCGCAGCCAGGCATGGCGTCACCCGGCCAGGTGGCAGAGGCGACGCGGGCGAGTGGCGTGCAGATGAAGCCGTCGGCCCGCCAGACAGCCCAGATCATCGGAGGCGCAGCTGGCGCGGTGCCGGGACTGCTGACCTTGAATCCAGCCGGTATCGCCACGGGTGTCAGCATGGGTGCCGGGGGCGGCGGTGCGCTCTACGATATCGTGACGGGAGCGCCGGGCACGCCGCGCCAGGTGGCAACGACGCTCGCCAGTACGGCGGCGCAGATGTATCCGCCCGTGCGCGCCGCAGCGCTCCCGGCTCGGCTACTCGCAAGCGGACTCGCCAGTGGTGCCACGGGCGGCCTCTGGGACCTAGTGACCGGCGAATCTCCGAAGACGCTCGGTGGCCAGGCGGTCCGGACCGGGGAGGATATCCTTGCCGGTGGTGCCGGCGGCGTTGCCACGGAAGCGGGTATCTCACGCCAGCGGGAAGTGGCACCCTCATTGCGGACCCCAGCCGAGCGGGAACGGCTGCAGAGCTTCGCGGCCCGGGAGAACATCCCGCTATCTGGTGCGGATATCTCGGGCAGTCGGACGGCGGCTGGCATCGAGCAGTATCCCATGTCGCAGCTGACGGGCGCTCGCCATGTGCTCGACTTCCGCGTGCGGCAGATGCAGCAGACGGAAGCATCCTTGAATCGCGCGCTCGATCGCATCGGGGCGCGAGGCACGGCAGGCCAGGCGGCCGATATCGGGCAGAACATCGGGCGGGATATCGACCACGTAAAGCGGGCATTCAGCAGAGCGGCTGACCAGGCATACGGCGCCGAGCGGGACATGCTCGGGAATGACCGCACATTCAGACCGACCAATTTTGCTAGGGCTGCTCAGGACATCATCGGGGAGGAAGAGCGCTCCCCATTCGGCGTGCCAGCACCCGCCCGGCGCGTGGCCGGCACGCATACTGAAGAGGTGGCGCCAGGGACGGTGCTCTACGGGCCGACCGGGCAGCCGATCACGCTGCCGGCGATCCGTGACGTCAGAGACCTGGATTGGGCCGATGCCCGCCGCTATCTGGCCCAGCTGGGCGAGAAAGCCTATGGCGGCAAGGGGGCGCAGCCGGGAGAGGTGGGCAACGCGCAGCTGGAAACGCTCCACCGCGCGCTCGCACAGGACATGGAAGCTCACCTAGCTAACCATCCTGACGTTGCACAATACCGCCGCACGATTGACCGCGCCTATGGCGAGATGAAGGACCGGATTCGGGACCGCCTGAATCCGCTGCTCCGGCAGAGCCAGACGGGCTCAGGTGCCGACGTTGTGTCGAGTCTGTTTCAGCCCGGGAAGCCGGACCGCACCCGCTTTCTCCGCGAGGTGCTACCCCGCGAGACCTTTGATGCTGCGGCGAATGCCTGGCTCGACAAGCAGCATGTGGAATCGACCGCCCCTCGCGGCGGCGTCGGGGGCCGCGAGCAGCTATCGCCCGCCCAATTCCGCGCGAAGATGCGGCCCTACATCCAGAGCGGCCAGCTGGAAGAGATGTTCCCCGAAGGCCAGACAGCCAGCTGGCTCCGCGAGTTTAACGAGTTCACTCCGGCACTCGGGACAGCCGAGCAGATGGCTGGCAATCCGTCCGGCACTGCCCGCGGCGTCGAGGTGGCCCGCGCAGTCCGATCACTGATTCCTGGCGGTGTGGCCGCAGGTGGTGGGGCGGTGCTCGGTCCGCAGCTAGGAGCTAGCCCGATGATGGGCGGCGTGCTCGGTGGCGTCGCCGGCTCCTACGTGGCGCCCGAAGTGGTGGCGCGGCTAGCATACAGCGGTCCCGGGCGTGCGCTACTCGGCCGGCTCGGCACCGTCGATCCAGACACCGTGCGGCAAGCGCTTGTGCGGCAGTATCTCGGCCAGAGCCTCGTGCGGCCCGGAGATGACCGGGCGCTACGGGAGCAGCTGGGGCCGATTACGCTCCCGCCGAATCAGCCCTAGTCGACCGGAAAGAACTGCGCGGCCGATTTCGTGCCTTTGATCCGGAGCTTCTTGGCCTCGCGCAGCGCCGTATGGGCCCGCTTGTAGGCACCAAAGTTGGGGACGTTGAGCAGCGGCCGGAGCCACGCAGACCGGATGCCGGGACGTTTCTTCACCATGGCGAGAATGCCCTGCTCGATCGCTTTCGGCTCGGTCAGTGGATCGAGCTTGAAGCCCGCCGGCTCGTAGATGCCCATCATCACCCGGTTGAGCTTCCCGTCCGTGCAGAGCCGCCGTAGAGCATCAGTGATGAGATGGGAATGGAGTTTCGGGAGGTGGCTGGCAATCAGATCGGTGTCTATGCGACCGTGCTTCATCACCAGCACGAGAATCTGCTCGTAGGCTTGTGCCCGGAGTGTCCCAGGTCTGTGCCGGACAGGCCCGTCCAACACACGGCCCATGAGTTTCTTCGGCGGCGACGGTTCCCCGTTCCGGCTCGACATCATGCCAACCAAGTCAGCGATATGCTCGCTGCAGAGGTCGTATCGCAGGGCCCTTCCCATGCCGGCGACCCGAATCCACGCCATGCTGGCCGCGGGTGTCTCCTTCTCTTCGCCGCATCGATCACAGTAGAGAACGACTTTTTTCATGCTGCGTGTACCGCCCTTGGTTTCGTCGGCAGTAAGAGCTTGAGCCCATCCCGCCGCAGGTCATCTTTCGGGGGCCGCTTCTCGCCCTGCAGATCGAGGAGGTAGCCCTTCGGATAGTGATAGCCCCGGCCCTGGACTTCCCCGGAGGTTTGGCTCAGCCGATCACGCCGGACCGTGGAACAGTTCTGACAGGTGAGCTTCATCACTAATTGCTTCCCGCCGCCCTCGAAGGTGGGCGGAAAGCGCCAAGCGTGGTTGGCAATCCCCCTACAGAAAGCAAACTTTGCATTGTCGAACCATGACATTCGGTACTCCCTTCCGCGCGTTTCCGCGCCGATACGTGGGTTTTCTCAAGAAGGGGGGCGGGCGGTCAACCCCCCCCCGGGGGGGTCAGCTTTCCAGGGCCCGTGCGCTGATCGAGACGTCTTCGCGGACGACCACGCCAGGGCAGTTGAACGTCGGGCCGAGGTTCCGTGCAAGATTGTTCAGTACGCCCATATTCGGCAGGAGGACCTTCAACGGCACTCGGCCCTCGTGGACGCTCCGCACCAGGATGGCAAAATCGATCACTTCGGCCCGGTAAATCTTCCGCACCGAGATGCCGTCCGTCGGTGGGGGGATATCGTCAGGACTCGATGGGAAGGCTCCCAGGGGGGCGTCCGCCATGGCATCGGCCAGCTGGGTATCGCCGGCTGCCCGGAGGGCGGCTATCTCCTGCTCGCGCTGGGCGCGATGCTTGGCTAGCTCCGCGTCCAGATGCTTCTCCCAGGCTTCCTCGCGGATGCGCTGCTGGGCCCGGAGGTACTCGGCCATCATGCCCTTGAGAAAGCGCTCGGCATCGAGCAGCGGCGTTTCGAGCGCCCTCCGCTGCGCCGTGGCGGCACGGTGGGCGAGATGGGCGGCCTTGATGACCGGCGCGCAAGACGCCTCGACTTCCTTCAGGAGTGCTTTGATTCCGGTCAGTAGCTGGCCCGCCCGGTTGTAGCTCTCTGGGTCGTCGACGACGAGCTGGCGCACCTGCTCAGGCCAGGTGTTCACCTTCGCGGTCAGTTCAGGAAACTCGGGCATCGTGTTCCTTTCGGAGATTCCGCATCCGCCAGCGGTAGAGATTGAGTGCGGCGAGAAAGGCGGCTTCGTCGCCAAAGTCGCGGTACTCTTCCACCTGAAATCTCCCGTTCGGCTGCAGATGGACCGAGACGCGCCGGGGTGCCTGGAAGCCGTTGACTCGGAGCAGATGGCGGTAGCCAGCCAGCTGGATTCCCGTCACGGCTTCTCGCTGGGGAAAGGTTTTCAGATCGAGTACCGCGCCGCCCCCGTTCAAGTAGCCTGCCCGATCTGGCGTGCCGGCGATTTCCAGCTGCGGATCACAGAGCGGGCACTCGGTAAAGGAATCGTGCGGCGTAAAGACGTGCGCGTCACAGAAGTTGTGATAGGCGTCCAGGTAGCCACGGACAGCCGCCGACGGCTCAGCGCCTGGCAGGCCGCGGTCCATGCGGACGGTGATCCAGTGAACGCGCCGGCTCCGTTCCGCGGCCAGATTGAGCACATCCTGCTCCACGGGTGGCAGGTTGTAGAGGCCCGCCGCCTGCAGCACGGTGGTGATGCTCGGGAGAATCCGACCCTTCCAGCGGTACTCGTGAAGGACGGGATCAAATTCAGGGACGTAGCTCGGGTGCTCAGCCATTGGTCCCAGGCTCCCCACGCACGCACTCGTCGAGCCATGCCAGCACCATATTGGCATGCTCGATTGGTAGGTGGTCAAGACTCGCGCAGTGGAACATGCGCGCCACGTATTCATCGACCACGGCGGGCGAGATGGCCGCAGCCTGGGCCCGGCGCAGAATCATCTGCTGCTGCGCTTCGCTGAGTGTGCGGATGGCGGCACGCTTCGCCACGGTGGTGCCCCGGGGCCGCGGTGGTGGCTCGGGCGTCGGCAGCACGTCCTCGTCCTGCGTGAAGAGCGCCGACGAGCGCGTGACGGAAAGCGTCGCATCGACGACCGCGCGCTTCTTGGCCATCTTCAAGATCGTGTTCACCTGCGAGGCAATGTCATCGTTCTCGACGCGGCCGGTTTCCTGCGCCGTGATGTCGACGTCATCGATGCCGAATTTGGCGCCGCAGCCGCCGCGTTTGCGGAAGCAGACCCAGCCGCCGCCGAATTCCTCCTTGCCCCGGATGATGGCCGGCTGCCCACACGTCGGACACACGCGCTGCGCTTCCCGCCAGCGATAGCGGCCTTCGTGCGAATTGCAGGACCCGAGGCCCGAGCCAATGGTCGCGCCTGTGCGTTTGGAAATCAGATCGCATCGCACCTCATAGTGGAAGAACGGGCGGTCCCAATCCTCGACCCGCTGGGTCACGGTACAGAGTTGGGCGAGCCCGTAGATTTCGCACAGTTTCTCGGCGCCGGGTTTGAGGAGCACCGGCTTCGTCGACGTGCCGGGGATGGCGCCGTAGTCCTCGCCCGGCACCATCACTTGCTTGACGAAATCCTGCAGTTCAGCGAGCCGGGCTTTCGCGCTCGCCACGTCGCTCACCATGGTGCAGAGCGCGTCTCCCACGGGTACCAGATCGGTCACTCGGGCGGCGTCGTCTTCCATCGGTCGTAGCCCTCCAGATCGACTCGCCCATCCCAGGGGTCGCCGTTGTGCAATTCGACTCCCGTAAGGGCAATCGCCCACAGATGGATTTTCCATGCCCTGATTCGTAGCTCGTGGTCATCCGCGTCCGCGATGGGACGGGGGGAGTTTTCTGATCCATTCATCGAGTTCGTCCGCATGCCCGCGATATATCGTGGACCCAGGGATTCGGTGCATGAAGGGCCACTCGGGGGCGTGTTGATAGACCGACTTGGTACTCATCTGAAGCTCATGCGCGACCTGTTTGACCGTCAGAATCTTGCCGTGGCCGCGCGGTGACACACCGTCAGCGAGCAAGTCCGCGAGCTTCCGTGCGGCCTTTGCCGTCGGCTTCCGCTGGCGTTTCTTGTAGGCGCGTTCCAGCCGGGAAAACTGCTGCACGATATTCCGCGGCCACGCTGCATTGGATGCTGATGCCATGTCCAATCCCCAGCCCGTCGGAGTCGGGAAATGTTCCGGGGGATGCGTGACGGGTCTCTTTCCCCGTAGTCGATTTTCCGCCAGTGTCAAGAAAAAAGTACGGGATGGAAGTGGATACCCGGCAGCAGTTAGCGCCAGCCGGACCCCTTTCGCTACGTTTCGCTGCCATCTAGTACCATCCCCCGGAGGTGGAAAGAAACCATTGGAAAGCATTTCCCCGTTGACAGTACGAGCGTGCGGGAGAATAAGCGACCCTTCCGCTCATGGCTGATATCGGGGGTGCAGCTGTTGAGACGGGCGACCGTCTCACGTTCCTCGAAGCGCAGCTGACTAACCCGCGTCACGTCCTGGCCCTCGATGATGTCGCTCTGCTGCTCGGCTGGGACCTACGCCAGGTGCAGAAGTACGCCCGCCTGCATCCGAGCGATCCGCGTCGGCTCCGCACGTTCGGCAACGGCAAGGACAAGCGGACGACGGTCGGAGAGTACCTGGATTGGCAGCGCCGGATGATGGAAGTGGGCGGACGGAGCCAGGTTGTCGTCCCACTGGTGCCCGGGTATGTTCCTCCCAACGGACCCATCGCCGCGCCCCCACGACATCGGGGGCGACCAGCGAAGGCATGGGTCAAAAGGGAGTAGACCATGGCGTTCGGCAAAGTCACCCGCTGCCGCGTGCGGGGTGAGGTGCGTTATCTCGTGGAGTGGCGCGACCCCTATGGCGTGCGCCGCTCAAAGTATTTCGAGACGGAAGAGGCGGCCAATCGTCACGCTGCCCGGCTGCAGGAGCAGGCGGCGATCACCTTGGAGCCGAGCCTACCGCCCGATGCGTCCGAGAACGTGGCAGCCTATGCCGCGCACTGGCTCACGAGCAATCGAGACGTCTGGGCCCCGAAGACCTGGCGGTCCTACAACGACCTGCTGCAGCAGCACGTCCTGCCGTTCCAAATCGGATCGCAGAAAATCGGCACCATGCGCTTGTCGGCCGTCTCGAAGGCGCACGCCAAGGCGCTCGTCGTGGCCAAGCGAAACGCCGGCTTCGCACCCGATACCGTCCGGCTCATGTTCGCGGCGCTGCGGGCCATGCTGAGCGAGGCGACCGAGGATGAGGTGCTGGCGCTCAATCCACTGTCCGATCCGAGCAAGACAATCCGGAAGCTCATTTCTCGGAGCAACGTCGTCCGGCCGGCGATGACGAGTGAGCAGCTCGGTCGGTTCGAGAAGGCGGCTCGGGCGTCTGGGCTGCAGGCGTTGTTCCTGGCCGGCATCGATACCGGGATGCGGGTCAGTGAACTGCGAGCCTGGCAGATTCCCCACGTCCAGCTGGAGACCCGCGAGGGGCTCGTCACGGTCTCACTGGCCCAGGAGTGCAGCCGCGCGCCTTTGCTACGGCAGACGAAGACGGGCCGTGATCGCATCGTGGACCTGACCGACCGGTTGATCCGCGTGCTCGGGGAGATCATCCAGGGCCGCTCGCAGCTGGCCGTGGCGCGGGGCTGGCGGCCGGTGCCGCCATGGCTCTTCGTGAGCCGCAACGGGACGCCACTCGGGAGCCGCAATGTGCAGCGGGAATTCGCTCGCGTGCTCACGCAGGCGAAGCTTGATGGACACGGCTTCACGATGCACTCGCTCCGGCACACGTTCGCGACACTTCACCTGCAGACCATGGAGCGTGACGTCATCCAGTGGGTGCAGCAGCAACTCGGCCACTCCTCGATCAAGGTCACGGTCGACACCTACGGGGCCACCGTCCGCTTGCGGAATCCTAAAGCAGCGGACTACTTGGAGCGCTTGGCTGCGGACAGCCGTGCGGACAGCGCGCGTTGATACTTCGCAACTACGCGATTCTCTAGGTACTTTTCGCCGCGTTCCCTTACAACTACGAATCAGAAGGTCGGCTGTTCGAATCAGCCTGGGCGCACTCAGATTTTGCAGTGACTTCGCGGACCTAGCGACCAAACGCTACAGCGTCTGCGTACCCCGGAAAACGCGGTTTTTACCCCCTGTCCGCATGGAGATGCGGACAAGATGCGGACAGAGGGGGTATTTCCGTTGACAAGTCCATCTAACTGCGCCCGTTTCGTAGGCAGTGGATTCCTATAGATGCGGCGCGGACTTAGCCATGGTTTCCCAGGAAACTGCCACGGAATGTGACCGTCACTTGCGGACTAGGATGGTAGCGAAGAGGAGGGGGTGCGATGGGGACGGTGGATGCGGTGCTGGGGCCGGAGTTCGTCCTGCCGGAGCAGCTGCGAGCGCCGCGGCGGGCGGTGCTGCCGGAGCATCAGCTGCTCCTTGCGGTGCTCGAACAGGCCCTGCGGGACCTGGACCGGCTCGGTACGGGGAGGCGCCTAGAGGGGACCTATAAGCCGGTTGCGCGTATCCCGTCGTGCCACGACCGGCTGGGCTACTTTCAACATCGGGCGCGGCAAGAACTGATCGCCTGGTTCTCGTCGGACGCGACGGACTGGATCACGGACTTTGCCGCGATCTGCGAACAGTTCGATCTGGACCCTGATGCCGTGCGGACGCAGCTGGTGCAGCAGGACTGGCGGCCGGCGCAGGCCCCCCTGCATATCCGGACCGGCGGCACCTGTATCAAGAAGATCGGGAGCCGGGTGCGGCCATGAAGCCTGGCACCCCGATGCATCCGAAGATGCGGGCGCTCGCCCAGGCGCTCGGCCTGGAAGCCTGGGGAGCAGTCGGCGTCCTCGAATCGCTCTGGCAGTGGACGGCGCTCTATGCCCCGGAGGGGGATATCGGGCGCCATACCGACGCGGTGATCGCAGCGGGAATTGGCTGGCAGCGCTCGGCCAGCGAGTTGATCGATGCCCTGCTGATGACTCGCTGGCTCGATCCGGACCAGCAGTGCCGCGTGGTGGTGCATGACTGGCGGGACCACCTACACAACGGGGTGCTGCAGCCAGAATTTGACGGTCAGATTCTGGAGCCGACCCCTGCGGTAGCGGAGCCTTTCCGCCTGCGGCCAGATTGGGGCAGCGGAAAAGGGCCCCCGAGAAGCACGCACGGCTTTGAGGAATTTTGGAAGCACTATCCGAAGCCGTGTCACAAGCCCGAGGCACTGCGGGCATGGATTCGGGTCGGTGGTGCGTTCCATCTCCCGGCCATCCTGGCGGGCATCGAGCGCTGGCAGCAGAGTGATTCCTGGCGCGAGGGCTTCCTTGAGAATCCCGCGACGTTTCTCCGGCAGCGGCAATGGGAGGATCGACCCTCGCCACCGAGAAGGAGCCGCGAGGAACGCGAGCGCGAGCGAGCGCACGAGCGCATCCGAGAACTGTGGGGGCAGAAATGATCGATGCCGAGTTCCAGCCGTTCGCTGCAGCACTCTCCGGGCTCGGTGGCATCTTGGGGCGCCGCATTCCTGCGGAGACTGCCGAGCTATACTTCCGCGTCCTGCACGACGTCGACTGGCTCCGACTGCGGGTCGCGATCGAGTCGCTGGCCCGGCGGATCGAGCCGACGGGCAAGCTGCCCAGCCCACGAGACCTGCGAGCGCTCACGACCGGAGACTACACCGCGAACGAGGGGCTGGATGGCCCGGGGCGGCAGCGCATCTTCTATCGCGTGCATCAGGCACTCGATGCCTGGGAAGCCGAGCATTCCTGCCAGGGCCCGATGCGTCCCGTGTTCGAGCGGACCTGGCGGGCGGTACTGTGGGCGGAAGGGAAGGGCCCAGTCGATCCCCGGGTGCGGGAAGCGTGCTGGCAGGAATGGCTGCAGGCAGAGGTGAGCAGCCCTTCGCAAAGTTGATTTTTGTGGCAGGGAGGAGAGATGGGAGGCCGCGATGGCAGAGAAGTGGATCAAGGGTGCGATCAAGCATCCGGGGGCCCTGCACAAGCAGCTCGGCGTAGCGCAGGGCGAGAAGATACCGCCTGGAAAGCTGGCCAAGGCAGCCAAGGCCGGTGGCAAGCTCGGGCAGCGCGCGCGACTCGCACAAACGCTCAAGAAGTTCTAGGCCGCCGGCTCGGCCGGCAGATGGCGGCGGCGATCCGCGAGCGCAATCAGTATGTGCTACCGTTCGGGAGGGACCGCGATGGATGAGCCGCGGCGCGAGCCGGACTTGCATGCGATCGTGCGCCAGATCATCGACATCCTGCAGCCGCTGCAGGAGAGTGCGCGGCGGCGGGTGCTCCGGGCGGCGGCGATCCTGCTCAACGTGGAGCTAGAACTGTGACGCGGCCGGGTGAAGGATTCGGAGCGCGCCAATTCATCTCGGGCATGATCGCTCGTGGATGGACGCCGGAGGAAGCACTTGCTGCCGCAGGCAACGTGAATGTGGAAAGTGGATTCAATCCCGCTGCTGTGAATAAAGGCGGCGGGGATACCGGCCTGGTGCAATGGACGGGCCCCAGAAAGGCGGCACTCAAGAGCTTCGCTACGGCTACGGGTCGAGACTGGACCGATCCAGAGGCGCAAATGGATTGGCTCCACATGGAACGCACGGGTGAGTCCGCACGATGGGGTGGCGGAAATGAACAGCGAGGATTCACCAAAGCGTTTGCAGGTGGTGGCACTCCCGCCGACATGGCGCATCGATTCGGACAGTTCGTTGAGCGGCCGGCGAAGCTCGCAGCAACAGTCGCTGATCGCACGAGTGGCGCAGCGGCCTATGCGCAGCAGCTAGCGAGTGGCTTCGGGCAGCAATCAGCGCTGCAGAATCCTGCCGCCGTTCAGCAGATGCTCCAGCTGCTCATCGGCAAGACATGACGGAATCCCTGCAGGCGCAGCTGGAACGTGGCGCCTTCACCACGCGCTACGTCGGCATCGACCCTGGACTCACGGGTGCGGTGGCGGTGCTGGCACCGGATGGCACGACGACCTGCTACGACACGCCGACCGAGTTCGTCATGCGTGGCGGCGCCAGAAGCAAACGGCGAGAATACAATCTCAGTGCGATGCGCCGGCTGCTGGTGACGTCGCTCGGGGACGCCCGCAATACGTGCGTGGTGCTGGAGAGCATGCATGCCATGCCGCATGAGGGTGTCAAGAGTGTCTTTATGACCGGGCGCAGCGTGGCACTGTGGGAGGGGCTCTGTGCCGGGCTCGGGCTGCCGGTGCGGAAGATCACGCCCGTCGAATGGAAGCGGCACGCCGGCCTGATTGGCACCGAGAAGGGCGCGAGCCGTGTCTGTGCCGCGCAGCAATTCCCGCTGGTTGATCTGGGGCCACGCGCGCAGACTGGCCGTGCCGATGCGCTGCTGATTGCGGTCTATGGGCGTTCCCGCGGCTTCTGAGCAGCTGCCGGGTGAGCGGGCGCTGCGGTTTGCGGCGGCGCTCGATGAGCAGCGAGCGGGCTACTGGATTGCCGCCGACACCGCACGCGACATGCTGAGTGGGGCACTGACGGTCAAAGAACGGAAAGCCCGATTGCATGCGCTGGCGGGGCTGGCGCATTGCAAGATCGAATACGTTAAAGTTCTGGCGGCGCTCGCTGATGCGTTCCCGCCGGAGTACCGCTATCCGGATGTAGACCGCACGATGTACCGCGCGTGCTTGCAGGCATCCATCCGCACGAAGGTACCGGCAACGAAGATACTGGACGATGCGCTCCGCAATGACTGGCTGCCGCGGCGGGTCTATGCACTGGGGCGGAAGAGCTACAAGACATTCGTCGCCCGCGGCGAGTGTCTCGCGTGTGGTGGCTGGCTCAACTTCCGCCGCAAGGGACCGGCGAATCTCTTGATTCCATGCCCCGGCTGCATTGCCGATGCGCATGCCGAGGGTCGCACCTTACTCGATGCGTTCGTGGCCATCGCGCCACTGGAGTGACCATGTACCAGGACGACGACCCGCAGGAATATCTGGTTGCCGAGCTAGAGGTGGCGCTCAGCCGGGTGCGCAACGGCGAGGTGACCGGCGTCGTCTGTGTCCTGATCGATGAGCAGGACGAGTACCATGCATTCTCCGCGACGACCGAGACCTGCCCGCATGCGATGGCGTCGTTGCGTGCGGCCGTCGCCTACGTCGCGACGCGCATGGACATGAACGCAGTCGCGATTATCCAGGCGAGCAAGCGCTCCCAGGACCCGACGCTTGCATCCTAGCGGCCAGTTTTTTTCTGCGCCGTCCCGCGGCTCCTAGATTTCTTTGCATGCTATGCCCCGTGTAGGGTCTCTGCTCAACTGGACGCTGGCACGGTTCGCGGAGTGGAAGCTGCCGATGCGGGTGGACCACGGCCCGCGCGGCTCGGTGATCGTCACGCTTACCGATGGCCGCACGGTCCCGTTCTGCACCATGGCGTCGGTGGAGTCCTTCTTGCTGGGCTATGCTGAGGGACTCCGGGCGCTGACACGGATCGAGCAGGGCGATGTCATCGTGCCGCCCAGGCTCACGAAACGAGACGACGAATACTGAGCGGGGTCATGCCTTCCCTTCCCCTAGGGCGTGTCGAGCGCTGGCCACCGCCGTCGCAATGATGTTCGCATCGGCGCGCACGGTCAGCGCCCGCAGGCATTCCCTTAGTGCTGCAGTGCACGCTCGGTTCTTGGCTTCGAGGCGTGTGAGTTCAGCGGCTAGCTTGTGGTTGGTGTTGCTCAGTTCTCTGCCCAATCCCCGCAGTGTGGCGTTCTCGGCAGTGGTTTCTGTCATCTCGCGTTTGTATGTATCGCGAGCCTCCTGCGTCTCTGCCAATTCCCGGCGCAGTCGGTCTAGTTGAGATTGGGACATCAGTTCCCGGCTTCATCGAGGACGCGCCGCATCTCGCGGCTCCGCGGCCGTCTGGACCCGGCGCGCCGCAAGAAACGTTCCCGTCTCATGACAGCTCACGCACCAGGTCTGCACGATGCGGTCCGTGCAGCACGCAATCTCATAGCGATACACCGTGCCGCCGCATCGGCCGCACGGGCGCCCATCGTCACTGCCGTAGGTCTCTGTCGGTGTCATCGTCTGGCCCTCCTTCAGGACCTGCGGGACGTCCGTGACATGCCGGCGGCCTGCCCGGTCCCGCCAATCTGTGAGGCCCATCACGTGGATGGGCATACGGAACCGTCCGAGCTGATTGTTGCCACGATTTTATGCGCCATCTGATGGCTCCTTTCCGAGTACCGCAACGGCCGCGACTCGCGCCGCATGCGGTCGGTGGTCGTACTTCCGCGTCGTATCGAGCCGCGCATGCCCAGCCAGTGACGCCACCGTCAGGGGGTCGACCCCATGGCCGAGTAGATCGGTGATGTAGCTCCGGCGCAGATCGTGCGGTGTCGTGGTGCCGAGCCGGCAGGCATGCACCCGCACCCCGAGCGCTTTCCGGATGCCCGATGCCGTCAGCCCGCGTTCGGTCAGCATGCCCGATTGTGGATCGATCGCCCGCAAGAGCGGACCGTTTCCTGGCAGCAGTGAAACGTAGTGCTCGAATACCGGAACGAAGCTCGGCGGAATCGGAACGACGCGCACCTTGCCACCCTTGCCGCGCACCCGGAGCCCGTCCGACGTCACATCAGCGGCTGTCAGGCTGGCGGCTTCCGCACGCCTGAGCCCGCAGCCGTACAGGCAAACGAGTATCGCCCCATCCCGGCGGCCCACTGGACGCGGATCGCTGGCCGTATGGGCAAACAGGGCAGTCCGTTCGTCTGCCGGCAGCGCGCGACCCCGGAGCATATCACTGCCCCGCACGTCCTTCACGTCGACCGCACGCAGATAGACGGTATCCGATATCCGCCCGAGCCGCCACGCGGCCCGCAGCACGCCACGCCAGGCGGCCAGCAGCCGATTCGTCGTAGCCGGTGCGTACAGTTCCGACAACCGTTGTCGCAGCGCTGCCGCATGGGCATAGGTCATCTCTTCCCACGGGAACGTTGCCGGCTCGGCTGTCGCTCCCACAATCAGGCGGCAGATCGTCCGGAGTGCGGCAACCTGCGTCTCGCGAGACCGGGGGGCCAAAGTGGCCAGGTAGGCCGTGGCGGCACACTGGGCCGGAACCAGCTGCAGGTGGCGAGTGGGCACAGGAATGGCCAGTTTTGCCACCGTAGGCGCGGTCTGGGGCTCGGACATGGGTTATGCGTCTCCTTGGGCTACCTGCGTCTCGGACGGCTCAGACGGGCTCGCGGGTGCATTCTCGGGCTCTTCCCGCAGGCCGGCATGCTGGATGGCGGCCAGGGTGACGGCTTCGGGTGGCCGGCGCTCGATGGCATCGAGGACGGCGAGAGCATCGAGAGGTGTCCAGGTGGCCATGAATGCCCGCAGGCTGTCTACTTCCGGGGCCCGCAGATGATTGAGCGCTTCCGTGACCACCGGAACGAACCAGCTCGGTTTCAGCTGGTTGTGCGGTGGCGGCGGCGCGGCCCGGCGCCAGGCGAGGATGAGCAGATCGAGTGTGCCAGGCGGGAACAGCAGCCGCTCGCGGCTGGCGTCGAGCAGATCGTAGAGCCGGTGCAGATCACGCCGCATGATGGTCGAATACTCCGTGCCGCGTTGGTAGAGCCGCAGCATCATGTCGTTGTCGACGCGGTAGGAGCGGACGTACGTGTGTTTCTTGACTGCGAATGCATCGTGATCCGGTAGCTTCTTCGGGATCGCATCGGGCCGCAGTGTCGGCTGCACGCCGCGTGTGCGCTTCAGGTTCCAGACGAATTCCGTGCCCGCGGGCCGGTCGTTCTTGACGGTGCGGAGAACGGCAACGGCATTCGGCTGCACAGGATTCCCGGTTTTCTCGTAGTCCCCGAGCTTTGTGATGCGCAGCACTGGCCCGCGTATTTTCCCAGCGCGGCGGCTGCCGTCTTGCGGATGGCAGCGATACACACGCATGCCGATGAGTGGCTCGTCACCATCAGCGGTTTTCGTAATGTCCATTCTCATCCTCCCCGGTGAACTATCAGCCAGCCCAAGGCGCTGAAGCCGAGTGTCACGAGTACGTACAATCCGCCGATCATGCGGAATACGATGCGCTCGAACAGATCGAGACGTTTCTCAATGCCGTCTAATCGGCCGTCCAGGTGTCCGAGGCGTTCACTGATCGGGTCGATGTTGTGTTCCAATGTGGCCATCCGGTGTTAGCTCCCTGCGGTGTTATCGGCCCCGGTGTTACCAGCCCCGGTGTTAGCCGCTCGGAGCCCGCACGAGCCGCAGCGGATGGCGAGCGGCACGGGACACGGCGGCTCGTTCGCGTACCGCCGGCAGCGAGAATACGCACCGCAATCTGGGCAGACATGATCCGGCTGGCGCTTCATGCGGCGTCCCGTTCCCGCGCAGACGTGGCCCATGGATGCGTGCCGTGGTCCCATTCCTCGATGCAGCGCTCATAGGATGCGCGGTCAACGGCATTCCATGCGGTCTGATTCCGGTAGGCGGCCATCGGATAGCGCCAGTCACGGATCGGACCGCTCGGCGCCCGCGACGCGACCCGCGGCCGGGGATCGTGCCAGAGGCGCCAGGAATAGCCCGCCGGTTTTCCCGACCGTGCCACAACCTGCATCGCCTTCCGCTCCTGCTCGCAGCCGCGATTGTTCCAGCGATGCATGCTGCACTCCGCTGGCGTGAAGCATTCCATTGTCAATCGAGCCATTGTCTACTCCCTTTGGGGCCTTAGCCAGCCCCGGTGTTATCTGTACTACAGACGTATGACGCTGGTCAAGTGTGGCGCGTCTGGTCCTTGTCGCCCCCTGCTGTTATCCTGGCACCAAAGAAAGGGGGGCCCCCGATGTTGGAGAAGACCGAGACTGCGAAAACCGACCCCGCAATGGCACGGCCGCAGTTCATTCAGACCCTGCACGGACTCGTGAACAGCTACGCGGAAATGTGGGATCAAGGCCACGTCGACAAGAAGCACGCCGAGCCGACGACTCTCTCGGCATGGAAAACAGACTTCGAGAAGTTTCTGAAGGAACAGGAGCCGCCGAAATAAACCCGGCCGCGGTGTTACCAGGGTCCGGTGTTACCGGAAGCCGGGACTTACCCGGGGGCGCGCGATGCGGCCCCCGGAGCCCGGCGTGCACGGCCGTGCGCGACGCTTACCGGCTTCGTGCGATTGGCGCCAGCGTAGGTGCATCCAGTGTCGCGCGCCAGATACTTGCTCAGGACGGTCGTTAGCGGTCGAATGGGTCGCGTTTCTGCTCCGCGCGGCGCCGTTCCATCCAATCGCGATGCTCACGGAATCCGTGCGGATCGCTCGTGTCGCGGCCCGAGTCGTAGCCGGGATCGGAATTCGTGATCGTTTTCCAGATTGCCCAGATTACGACCGCAACCACAATGAGAATCCACATTGTTCCTACTCCCTAGTTGAATTTCGGTAGTCAGAGACTACCAGCATTCCCCCGGCTTGCAGCCGGGGGAATAAGCTAGCCTCTTTATGCAGCGTTCTCGCCGCTAATGCCTGTCACCTTGCGCTCGTTGGCCAAGATGGTTAGTGCCCAGCTATCGACCGCATATGGGATGTCCGCCGCATGGCATCGCCACCGTTCCCCCGTTCGTGCATATGTCTCGTCATCCGTTCGGATGACAACCTGCTGACACTGGATGGCACCAGCAACCTGCATTACATATGCGCCGAGACTGGATGGCCGCTGACCACACTGCGCATACAGTTTTTCCAGTCTATGCTCCACTGCTTTGAAAACGCGCGCCATCTTTTCGCAATCCTGGCCATCGATGAAATACGTTTCCAAATACCCACAGTCCCATCCGTAGATACCGCGTTTTGGGCAGACATACGCGGTAATGGCGAAATAATCTCGCGGGTCGTTATACGCTCCGGAACCACACTCGCCATCCCATCCATCGACCGTCCCGAAGCGCAGTGTCAATCGCCCGGTACGTGGCTCGCCACCGTAACCAGGATTCCAGTGTATGTCTGCACGCAGACATGCGACGCCCTTGGACGGCACGGGAAATCCAGCCTTCCGTTTCTGTTTCATGCTCTACTCCCTTTTGGTTTATTCGGTAGCGAAAGGCTACCAGCGTATCCCCGGAGCCTACGCTCCGGGGATACAAGCTAGCCTCTAGCTGGCCAGTAAATCGGCCAGCACCGCGGCTCCGTCCACGCCGCTCGTGTCATTGACGGCGGTTAATTCCCGCGTCAACGTTGCTTCCATCCTCTGCTTCAACCGCGAGCCCGCCCCGTCCGTCTGATAGAAAAACCGCCGCTCTGGTGTCGTGTCGAGCATGCGGTAATTGTCCACATACTCGGTCGTTCCCTGCAGTAACCCATACGCCGTACCAGCTACCGGCGCATTCCCCTTGCCATGATATGCAAGGTGCATGATCGTCTCTCGCGCTTTCTCAGAGCGCGACGAATCCCCGTCGAGAATCTGCTCTAGGATTTCTCTCTGCTCATCCCGGCTCATCTTGACGGCTGTCAGCGCTTCCATGCGCTCCTTGTACCCGTTGAAGTCGCCTAACGCGCGCTCAAAGGTATCGCTCACTTCCGCTAGCTTCCCTTGCACGTCGCCGCGATGCACGACTCGGATTCCCTTGGCCAATTCGCCCTTTGCGTGCTTTGCGCTCGATACCGCAAACGACGCGGTATTGTTGCATTCCACTCGCACGTTTGTGCAGAGGAAATGGTCGGCCGTCTTCCCGTCGTGATAGCCCAACGCCAGCAAGTAGCGCTTGTGCTCTTCATCAGCAATCTTCCAGTCGCCCGGAATCTCGGCCAGCCCATACACCATCGACCCCTCCTTCAGACTGCCCATTGACCGCCACACTGCGCGACCATCGATTGCTTTCTCAAACGTCGCAAACTTCTCGATATTCTGCGTTTCCTTGTAATTGTCGGTGGCAATGCCGAGCGGCTTGCTGTCTGACAGTCGCACGATCGCTCGTGCGCTCGGTACCTCGATTGCACTGCGCTCGTCTGTATTCCGCATGTCACGGATGTACACACGCTGCAGACCGACCGTCCAGTTGACGTGCGCTTTCTCCATCATATCCTCTAGTGCCAGTCCGTTCTCTCCGAGGTACGTTCCCAGACCGGGCCATAACGTGTTGCTAAACGTATATGCCCGCGTCTCAACTAAATGTGCCATGCTTCTCTACTCCCTTGTAGCGACTGCGACATTGCAGCCGCGGTAGACCATCACTCAGAGGCTACCATGATGCGCCCGACCGCAGCCGGGCGCACGAGCTAGACTCTAGCTATTCGGAACGTACATATCTGGAGACCATCCCACACTACCATCGTCGTCATCAGCGTTTTGCTCTCTGTAATCTGGATGGATGCCGTTCGGCTCAACTGTGCATGGCAAGAGATACTGCCCACACAAGATGCATGCCGGCGGGTGCAAACCGTGTTGCTTCATTGCGAGCCTCTTTCTCAGTGACACTGTGCGCACGCCGCATGCGTTTCCCCCGCATGCGCGCATGCGTAGCAGCCGGCTTGGGCAATTCCCATCCGCGCTAGCCCGCGTTCGGCATGCGCGCATGGCAAAATGATCCTATCCCGAATCCACACTTGCAGCTGATAGCAAAACCACAGGCCATTCTCGGCCGTCTCTGGCGCCGCAGCTGCGGTCTGCTCGCATGATTCCCACCGGCAGACGCCAGTATCGGCAAACGCCGAAATGCGACACATTGGTCGATTCATGCTCTACTCCCTTCAATTCCGCAGCATCCAATTACGCTGCGAGGATGAAACTTAGTGCCATCCAATAGACGGCCGCATCCCTGCAGCCGTCTGAGCATGTCACTTCCCTACAGACCGTCAGTTCTTCCTCCGGTCTCCACTTTGTGCTCCGGTCCCTTCCACTCAACTGCCAGCATCGCGCTCTACTCATCCCTGCCTCTGAGGGTATGCGCCACGATGCGAGTCGGTGGCCCGGGCTCTAAGTTTCTATTGCGAGTCGCCAGCGTCCATGCCGCACGGGACCAGTGTCCCTTTGCTCGCCGTACTACAACCGTACTACAAGCTAGACGAAGCCGTCAAGCCGGTTGTGTCGCAGTCCGATTCCGCCCAGCCCAGCCTTGTCAACCTACGCCAGAAAACGGGTTGACAACGGACGTTCGCACTAACCCAGGGTCAGCTGACCAAACGCAGGGAAATCAGGCCGCCCGATTCTAGCCCAGCTGCCAGGCCGCTCGCCTCGCATCTACCCCACTCGCCCAACCCGCGCCTCATGCTCGATCGAACAGCCAAGCAACAGCATCCTGACAGCCTAATCCCGCCCGGGAATGGGTAGAGATACCCGCGCTCGCCCAGACGATTAATCGAACAGTCGCTCGATTAGTTCGCGTGCCAAGCCTCGTCGACAAGGCATCTGCAGGGGCGGAAAGGACGCTTTTGCCCACCCGGGGGCGCTAAGAGCGCATATCCGCTAGGGAATCCGCTAGCAGATGCGAGGGTCGTAGCGCAGACGCCGCAGCATGCGACATAGGGGGGGCCTGGTACCCCGATCGACCCATGGGCCCGCCCTCGCCCCAGCCCGTATTTCCCCAGACAGTGAAGGGCTCTCTGGGGGGCAGTAGAGTTCTATCTAGGCGATGGGGCAGTGGTTTCCCCCTTGGGGAAAAGGGAATCCCCCTCGGGAGACAGGCGCCTCTAGGTCCGGCGAGGCCCTTTTCAAGTCTAGGAAGACCGGACCCCTGAAACGCCTCGCCGGCGGGGCTGGTCATCGACCACGATGGGCGGGCCGCGCAGGAGGAGGGCCGCGCGGTGGTCGATGACCACAGTACTCTTAGAGGCTAAAGCCTTTCAGGAAGGGAGGACAGGGGACCGGAGAGGGGAGTAACAGTCTCGGCTATCGGGAGAAGGGTAGAGCCGCCTTGGGCTGCGGCGCGGAGCGCGGTACTATCATCCTTTTTCTTGTTGTCAATGATTTATCTTGGATAAAGTGGGCGAATCATTGTTGAATGGGGGGGTAATAGAGTGATGGAGAAAGTGGAGTGTTTTTGCGGGTGTTAGGAGGTTTGGGCTCTAGGGCGTATTACAGCCGTACGACCTGGGCTTATGAGAGCATATAGGTTGAGCGGGGGAAGGGGGGCAGTGAGTCTGCGGTGGCTATTTTGAGGTGTCGGGGAGTCAAAAACGCATGTTTTGAGGGAAATGGGCCCTTTGAGCCCTCAAAAGCCGATTCTGGGCTAAATGACTGGGAAAACGGGTGTTTGGGGCGCTTTTCGGCCGAAATTGGGCTCGGAATGGGGCACAATGCCTCAAAATGAGTGACAGGAGGCGGTAGAAGTGGCCTAGGAGGGCCAAAAGGCCGCGATTTGACTACTAAATTGGTTGTTTTGGGGCTATACAGAGCCAGTACACTGTGCCATCGAAGCGAGCACGTATGGATCACCGACGTGGGGCGCCCCGGAGCGCTCGGGGCTATGGGACGGGTGGGGCTGGCAGTGGGGGCGGACGGGGGGGTCGGGGACCGGGCAGCCGGCGCTACAATGTCCGCTTGAGCCTCTGGATCACGGAACAGATGGTCGAAGCAGTCGAGCGGCTGGCCGTCCGCGAGGAACGGGACATCCCCGATATGTACCGGCGCTGTCTACGGGCCGGCATCGAGGCAATCGAGCGCGCGCTCCACCCGAGCCACCGCTAGGCGGGAGGGTTGTGACGGGAGCCCCGAGACTGACCCCCGTCACCGGGAGGCACCAGGCCAAGGCCGCGGATGCTATCAGCTGGACATCCCGGCAGCCAGTGGGGGCTGGGGGGAGTAGGTCCCAGCTACTCCCACTGGCACCGGGACGCTCCCTTCACTACTGAGAGGAGCAACGGGAAAAGTACCGGCTCGGGCTGGGGGGGTCAAGACTGGCCCCGGCCCTGGGGTCAATGCTGCGTCTCGGACATGCCCGCTGCGTCGATCATCGTCGCCTCGAACCGTGCCACCGCACCGTCCGAACCGGCAATAGCGACGCTCGTGAGCACGTCGGGATCAGACTCGCCGTCACGCACGACGCCCCAGAGAGCCGTGATGGCCCCGGCGCCGCGTGCTCCCATCGCGACCGCCCACATGGCCAGATCGGCCACCACATACACGGGACGGCTGCGGGGTGTAAGCCTGCCGTAGCGCGGCCCGATGCCCGCACGCCGCAGGGCCGCGAGGACGTCGGGGGTGAGCCCGAGCAGCGCTGCCGCTTCCTTCGGCGTCAGCAGTAACGTGTCCATCACCCTCATCGCCCCCTCCTATGCTGCCGCAATCCTCACTGGATCGTCGGCCGCGGGGCTGGCGGCTCCTCATCCCAGCTGCGCACCTCGCAGAGCATCGCCTCTAGCTCGGCGTGGAGCGCGCTAGCCTGCGCAAGATGGGCCTGCGCCTCCTCGCACTCACGTTCGCTCCGCTGCCAGTTCCGCCACGCGCGATGGATGCAATACACCTGTACCCCCAGGCCAATCACAGCGACCGTCCATTGCACCACGAGTGGCCACATCGAAAGACCCCCCTGACCCATAGACCCCCCCCTGACCCATCAGCCCAGAATCGGACCGTCACCTTATAGAGCCAGTCGTCAGGCTTTGCATAGTCCCCCTTGCACCCCCCGGGGAGCCGAGAGTACGTTTCCAGCCACCTTCACTCACAAAGGAGCTTCACATGAAAACGTTTCTTTTTCTCTCACTGCTCGTGATGATGCCCGCGCTGGCGCTCGCCAATGGCACCATCTTCGGGCCGGACGGGCAAATCTATCAGCAGTTCGATCGCCCAGGCGGGTCGACGACCTTCGGGTCGAATGGCGATATCTATCAGCGCTTCGATCGCCCCGGCGGGTCGACGACCTTCGGACCGAACGGGCAAATCTGGCAGGAATTCCGCAATCCCAGCCAGCAGCCGATGCAGCCGCGGATGCGCTGGATGAACGACTGACCAACGGGCACCAACGGGCACTAACCGGATGTTCCGTGCGGCGGCTCGGGCACTCATGGCCGCCGCACGGACGCGGGGCAGGTGGCAGGCAGCAAATCCGGCCGCCTAGCCATCAGGCTATAGCCGATCCGTCAATCGTCGTCTATCTCGATGGGCGCCTCATCGAGCAGCCCGAGCGCCCCGAGCGTCTCTTCGATCGCTTTTAACAGCCGATTCACCTGCTCGGGCGATAACGCCGGGATCGTCTCGTGAATCGTGGTTTCGAGCGCCTTCCAGACGTCCGTCATGCGCGGGTGATCCTTTTTACGCGAGGAGATGCGGACGTGGTGGGCCGAGGAACGTGATCTTCGCGGGAATCAGCCCGACCAGCGAGAGAAGCCACAGAATAACGGCGATGACGATGACGACGCGGATGACCTGTTTGATGACCGGATCGAGGGGGAGGAGGGTTTCGACGAGGTACAAGATGAGCCCGATCACGATTAGGACCACGATCAACTGCAATAGCGGCATCTCCCACCTCCTTGTCAGGCGGCTTGCGTGCCGGTCTCCGCGGCCGGCGTGTAGGTCAGGGCGTCGTGAAACTTCTCGGCATAGCCCTGAATCGTGCTCGCGCAGTCAAGCGCATTGACGATCTTCCGCGCGGAGTACCAATCCGTGCCCTGGGCATTGATGTAATCAGACAGCTTCTTCCCGGTAAACGAGCCCTTCGCCATGCCGTAGAAGATGATGTCGGTGGCAACGTTCAGATCGAGCGCATCGTCGGCACACTCGACGATGTTCTTGCCGAGCCAGGCGGGACCGCTGCCGCAGCTATCCTGCATGGTCTGATAGTTGTCGTACCAGGTCAGCTGCACGAAGCCGCGGCCGTAGTAGCACTGGTCATACGGGCCCGCGGGCTGGCCATAGGGCTGCCCCTTCCCCTTCCCATATTCGGCAATCGGCTGCATTGTCTGCGCGGTCTCGTGGTAGGTCGTCGCAAGCACGTAGGCGAATTGCCGGTAGTCCATGTGGGTCTCGTCCGCGCGATCGAGCAGCGCATTCATGCCGTCGACCTGGGACTGCGCAAGCGAGCCGCCAAAGAGCGATTGCCGCACTGAATCGAAGAACCACTTTCGATGGATCATTCCCCCCGTCCTTTCCGCTGCCGCCACTGTCGATGCAGCCAGACGCCCCCGAAGAGAATCAGCACGAGTGCAATCAGGGCTGCGAGGAGATCGGGGAGCGTCATACGTTTCGCGGTGTCATCCGGAGCCACAAGGACCAGCGCTTCAATGTGGCCGCGGTCCCCGCTGCCGCGAGTGCCGCAGAGAGATTGATACACGGCAGATTCTCGCCGGGCACATTCGGGGCCAGGTCACCACGCGCCGCATACGGGCCAATCTCAATCTTCCGATAGGTCGCCCCCGCCGGCACGGTCGCTTGCCCGAGCACCACCTGCGACGTGTCATCCTTCTGGTAGGTCACCTGGAGCGTCACCCCGACTGCAGTGGAGAGCACCCAGCCGGCCCCCCAGACGGCCCACCGTTCGTCGGGGAGCAGGTGGCGAATCTGGTCCCACGGAATGACGAAGCCACCGACGAGCGTGGGTGTCGTTGTGGTGATCTGTGCCACGACTCACGACGGGGCGTCCGTGACGACCGGCCCATTGCCTTCCGCTTCTGCGAGCATCATGGGAAGCAAATCGCGTGAATGTGATACGAAATAAGCGCCATCGCGAAGTTTGGGACCGCACCCGCCTGCACGG